TATGACTAGCGATAGTTGGTTGTCTAAAAATGTAAGACCTTTAATGCTTATATTTTTAACAGTATCAAGTTTGTTTCTTATTATACTTGATAGCTTAGAGATTGAGTTTTTTGTTTCTACAGAATGGGTTGATTTATTAAAATCTCTTTTAATCACAACTTATGTAGCATACTTTGGTAGCAGAGGAATTAATAAGTACAAATACATATCTCAAACAAAATAGATACATTCCCAAAGCTTTATTTTAATATCTTTATTTATAGTATTATATTTAGTATTATTTTTTATCTGTATTTTTATCTTTATAACTATTAAAAATTGTTAAAGGTATTAATTTTTTGTTTAAAAACCATACATATTTTATGAAAAGCACTAGATGTATTAAGACAAATAAAGACCATTACATACTGATTATCAACGATGTATCTGTTGGAGAATTTGAAAGGAGTGAACTAAGAAACCTTATTGAGATTATAGATAATGAAATCTAAAAAACCAAAAAGGAGCAAGCTAATTAAAAACTTAGATGCAATATTTAGCCAGTACATAAGAAAAAAAAACTCTGTTAACGAGATAGCAACTTGTTTTACTTGTGGTAAAAAAGACCATTGGAAAAAATTACAGAATGGACACTTTATGAGTAGGAAGCATTACGCAACTAGGTGGGATGAAACTAATTGTCAAGTGCAATGTGCTGGGTGTAATGTTTTTAGATATGGCGAACAATACCAGTTTAGTGTAAACCTAGATGCTAAATTTGGTAAAAACACCGCAGAAGAATTACAGAGAAAATCTAGGCAGATTTTAAAAATATCAGATTTTGAAATTATAGAAATGATTAATTACTACAAAGATTTGTTTTCTAAGATTTAATTTTGTACATTAGCCAAACTGTTTTAGTTATTAGGTTATTAAGGAGTCAAAGTTGTTTACGCACTTTGGCTCTTTTTTTATGCAATATTTGTTTATAAGTTTTATTTTAACTATCTTTAAGAAAATTAATAACTAAAAACAGAACAATGAAAACATTTAAAGATTTAAGATTTAGACCCCACGCAGCTTTAAAAGATGCAGTACACGCAAGATTAAAATTTGACAACGGCACTTACATTTCAGTAGTAGGCGGTCATAAGTCATTATACGGCAACGGAAGAACAAGCTTTGAGGTTAAAAGCACAATAACAGATAGAAAAAATACAGTAAGCGGTTGGCTATCGGTAAGTCAAATTACTAGCAGAATGAAGTATCTACAAGGACTTAGGTGTCAGTGTTTAACCGATAAAAAATAAAAATATGAGGACACAGAAGCACGACCTAAAAAAAATGATTAAAGTACTAGAGTCAGATTTATATTATGCAGAACAAGAACGGGACGCACTAACAGTTTTAAGAATTACTGAAAAGTTAGATGTTTTAAAATCAACCTTAATAAATATCAGATAATGACTAGCTACTCACAAGAAACCGCAAAAAGTCTTATTGCATATTACCATAGTAGGGTATTAGCATTAGAGATACAGATAGATGAATACAAATATAAAACACAATTAATCGAGGCAAATTTAGAAATTGCACAAAATCAACTAAAATGGACAGAGAAAAATTAGTACAACTTTACAAAAAATACGAACTTAGCGAAACAGACGTTTACAAGCACAAACACTATGTTATTATAACAAGGCAAGGTATTGAAAAGATAGCAGCCAAAGAAAACATAAATGTAAGTTTCGAGGTCGTAAAATGCGAGCCAAGTTTTTCGGTTATAAAAGCCTATGCTCATATGAACAGAAAGCCACAAGTACAAATAGAAACATTCGGGTCAGCGCTTAAAGGCAAAGGTTACGCAGACGGAAATTGTAATTCTTGGTACGTAGCAGAAATGGCAGAAAAAAGGGCATTATCCAGAGCAATACTTAAACTTACTGGTTTCTATGAACTAGGAGTTTTCGGCGAAGATGAGTCAGAAGATTTTAAAAAAAGCAAGTAAGATGAAACGCAAAGTAAAAAAACCATTAAACGACAAAATAAGATACATAGCTTGTGACGAAAAAAGCCAGATATATTCTTACACACGAACAAATAAAAAATCAGCAAGATTTGAAAAATTAAATAAGTAACAATAACTAAATTTTAAACTATGAGTACATTAATTAAAGGAAGCATTAGAGTAGACAAATTGCCAAAAGAAAAATTTATCAAAGGCAAAGACGGGGCAGTATATTACAATCTCACAATCTCAGTAGGAGATGAGACTAGGTACGGCAATAACGTAGCATTTATGGATAGTCAAACACTAGAGGAGAGAGAAGCCAAAGCGCCAAGAAATTATTTAGGCAACGGGCAAGTTATTTGGACAGACGGAAAGGTCACGTTAGCAGAAAGGGACGATGCTCCAGAAACAAAGTTTGAGTCGGTTACTAAAACCCAGCATACAGAAGATGACCTACCATTTTAACTAAAATAATAATCAAGGGTGCTAGCTAAAACTAGCACCTTTTTACATAACCTTAATGACTAAAAAAACAGAAACAGAACACAATATGTTTATGCAGTATATAGAGCACGACTGCAAAGTAGACATAGAACAAAAACAAGAATATCCACCAGTATGTTTAAGTTACGGCGAAAAAGTGATACAATCAGATAACGGCGATACATTAATACCAGTAGCACTAGGTACATACGGCAACTTGTCGGTAATAACCGCACCCCCTAAAACCAAGAAAACATTTTTCGTTTCATTATTAGCTAGCGCATATCTTAGCGGAACAAATATTTATGGTGGAGATATTAAAGGTCACAGAGAAAACGGCGACCTAGTACACTTCGACACCGAGCAAGGATTGTGGCACGCATCTAAGGTTTTTCGCAGACCCTTAGATATGGATAGTAAAATACCAGCAGACAAATACCACACCTTTGCACTTAGAACAATAGGTCACAAAGACAGAATTGACTTTATAGACTACTATCTTACAGAAAACATTAAAGAGCCGTCATTAATAATTATAGACGGGATTGCAGACCTAGTATCAAACGTTAACGACTTAGACGAATGCTCATTAATAACTCAGAAATTAATGAAATGGTCTACACGATTTAATTGTCACATAATAAATATTATACATCAAAATTTCGGCAGTACAAAACTAGGCACGGGACATTTAGGCTCTGCACTAGAAAAAAAGGCAGAAACAATTATAGCCTTAGAAGCCAATACAGTAAATAGAGATTGGACCACAGTAAAATGTGGTAGGAGCAGAGGATATTCTTTTGATACATTTAGCTTCGAGGTCAACGCAAAAGGACTGCCAACGATAGTAACAGATTTATACGACCCACTAAGGTAATGATTAATAAAACTTTAATTTTAATTGCAAAAAAAAAAACAACGTCTGGATTGAGATTGTTCAGACGTTTGGTCTTAGTAAGGAAGAGGCAGAAGATGCGGTACAAGATATGTACATTAAGATTAAAGCAAAGTTAGAAAACGGCACTAGCATAATGTATGGCGAAGAGATAAATTACTATTATATCTACAAGACACTAAAAAGTATTGCATACGATTTCAACAAGAAAAATGTTAAGATGCCTATGGTGTCAATAGATGACGATTTACATAATGTAAAGTACAAATTTAAAGAATTATTTACGGCAGATAAACCAATTAAATACAATGAGTCTTACAATAAAATTTTAAACAAACTAGACAGAATGTATTGGTACGACAGAAAAGTTTTTGACATAATAAACCAAGGCATTAAGATTGCACAATTAAGTAGGGAGTCAAACATAACTTATGCTTCGCTAGTTAGAACATACAACAGAGTAAAAAAAGAACTTAAAAAAACTATATGAATGCAGAACTAGAGGCTCAAGAAATGTCAGTAGTAAACTGGTGGAACAAGCTTGGTAAGTCACAAATCAAGAGAGTAACAGATCCATTAAGTTCATACGATTTAGAGGGCGATAATGTTATAGTAGAAGTAAAACATAGGTTTAAAGCATATGACACTAAACTTATAGAAACATTAAAACTTAGTACAAATTACCACTGCTCACAAGTAAAGGGAAAAACATTTATATATATCGTATGCGACAATAATGGTATATCTGTCTTCAACATTACAGAAACAATAGATGACATTATAAAGCTACCAGAGTATAATAAGGTAATGGAGTACACACATTATGCTAGCAGAAAACCGATTAAAAAACTACATAGAAACCTACCACAAAATCTAGCAAAGATATGGGAACAAGAATACGAATAGGAGATGCGATACATTTTGTCACTAAATATACTGGCATTAAGTATCTAGTAAAAAGGTATCATAAACATTGGGGTACAGACTGCGGTTGTGATGACAGAAGAAAAAAGTTGAATGAAATAAAAATAAAGAGATGGTAAAATTTGAAAAAAAAGATTTTGATAACTGGACAAAATTTAGAGATAGCAAAAAAAAGTACCTTGTCAGATATAGAATTTACAATAGTATGTCAATACCACGCAAAGTATTATAACCACAAATTTCACAAGCCTTGTACTTGTAGTCCAAAGACAATAAAGAGTTGGATTAAAGACCTTAATATTATATGGGATAATGGGCAATAAAGCAAACGAATGGGAACGGGCAGTAGTTATGCTTCTAAATGTAGACGGCTGGGACTTAGAATGGACTGGCTCGGGCAATACTATTTATGATGCAAAAGGTAAAACCAGCAAGGGCAAGGATTGCGTTATAGAGATGAAATTTCGCACTAAGTACTATGAAGACAAGATGCTAGAGAAAGACAAGTACGATGCTCTTATGGGTCTTGACAAAGATGTTATTAAGATTTATTTTGTGAATGACCCCAAAGGCAATTTTATGTACTGGCTTAACACTTTAGAAATGCCACCTACTGAAAAGAAATATTGCCCCGATACTACATATTACACAAAAAAGAGAATGCTGAAAGACGTGTATCTGCTCAAAGAAAATCAAGCAGTAAGAATTAATTTGACTAAGTTTTAAAATTAAGTTATTAAATATTTGTTTATAAGTATAAAAAAGCCTATCTTTAAAATATTATTAACAACTAAAAACAAATAACAATGACAGAACAAGACCATTTTCACGTACAATTAGAGAGAGACGTTTTTATTTTATTAGCACAATTAAGAGATAGCGGAGTTACAAATATGTTCGGAGCCACTCCTTACATACAAGAAGAGTTCGACTTAGACAAAAAGACGGCAAAAAATTTATTAATAACTTGGATAAAAAACAGATAAGATGATAGACAAAGAATTTAAAGATACCAAAACTTACAAATTAATTTTACTAATATATAACTCATAATAAAATGAAAGACACAATAACTAAAACAGAAAAATTACAAGCAGACGAGATTACAGAATACAGACTATTGCTACAGATAGCATTTAGAGCAAGGACATTCTTAAATTACGACAAAGAAACTACTTGCCTTAAGGAGTTAGCGCCAGAGTTTAAAGCAGACTTACAAAAAAGCATCGACAAGTTTACAGAGATGATGAAGCCCTTAGGTATATAATGGTAAGCGAGGCGGTTTGGAAAAGGTTAAAAGAGCAAATAGAGTATCACATAAAGGCTGACACATCTATATCAGACATATCGATTAACTACCAAATAAAAAAAGCAAAGAACAGAAATTATTTACGACTTAATATAACAACAGATGACTAAAAAAGAATTACAAAAAAAGATTGAGCACTTAGAAGTTCAACTAAAAGATGCAAGAACGCATACCTATGTAGGAGAAACTACTAGCCTATCTTGTAGTAATGGAGAATTATATATTGGTTACGATAACTGGGGTCGAGAGAGTTGCCTAGTCTTAGACGTTAACCAGCTATACAGAGACTTGCCATTTATTATTAGCCAAGTATGTAAGGAGCAAAAGAAAATGCAGAAGATGCATCTTAAAATGATAAAAGAAACACTTACAGAGATATGATTTTATTAGTAGATGCAGACAGTCTTATTTTTGCCAGCAATTATAAGAAACGACAGACACCCGATGATGATATGTACTTTGACAATTTAGACGACTGCAAGGTAAAATTTGATGAGCAGTTTATGAGAATAGTAAACGACCTTGAAGAGCAATATAATATTGACAAGGTCATAACATTTAGCAGTAGCAGAGGTAATTTTAGAAACCTTATAACAAAAAAGTACAAGTCAAATAGAGATTATAATAATCTGCCCCCATTCTTGGGAGAAATGCACGACTATGTTAAAAAAGAATATGATAGCATTGTAGGTTATGGAGTAGAAACAGACGATATGGTAGCAAGGTACTGGTATAAAATTACACAAGAGCACGGAAGAGATGAGGCAATGATAGTTTCTATTGACAAAGATTACAAACAGTTCCCAGCATTAATTTACAACTATCACTTTAAGCATAGGAAAGTTTATGATATATCAGAGGAAGAGGCTTTGTTTAATTTTTACGCACAATGTATCGTAGGAGATGCAGCCGATAATGTCAATTATTTTAAAGGCAAAGGAATTAAGTTTGCTGAAAAATACTACAAAGATTGTGTTACAGAATTTCAGTACAGAAGAAAATTGTACAAACTATTTAAAGACAAATATAAAAGTAAGGCTAAAGAAAAATATGCAGAGTGTTACTTATTACTAAAACTCAGAAATGAATAAAAAGAAAATACATACAATAAATAAGAATTTAGAGTTGGCAGATAAGATAGGTAGGAAGCTACTTGACTTGTCAGACGTAAACTTTTTAAATAACTCAAGAAGACGTGACTATGTTGAACTTAGGAGTCTGCTAGTTTACTTGTTATATAATAAAGCAAAGCTACCTTGGGTCAGAATAGCCGAGTATTTTGTAAGCAAAGGAAAAAAGATGGACCACGCAAATGCTATGTACTTAGAGAAAACATATCTTGAGCACAAGAGTAGAAACCCAAGGCTTGCAGAATTAGAAGAGTCATTTGAGTTTACTAAGAACATCTACATACATAACGATGAGCCAAACAATTTAACAGAATTGTATAGTGATTTAAAATTTAGATACGACACACTAAAAAATAACTGCATAGGTTACGCAGAGTCAAAGATTAAAAACGATTTTCTTAATGACGTACTTGACACTATACCAGCAGATAGATTTAATGAAGTCATAGAAAAAGTAACACAACTAAAAAAATCTTGGGAATGGAAATATCCAATAGAAAAATGATACAGAAACTTCAGCAGTTACTAGACAGAATGCCAAATAAAAATGTAAGGACAAAAATTAAAAATAGAATATTGCAACTTAAATTAAAAAGAAAATGAAAACAACTAAGGTACACATCTCTGAGGTTAAAGAAAACCCAGACAATCCAAGAGTAATTAAAAACGAAAAATTTAAAAAACTTGTACAAAGCATAAAAGATTTTCCAGAAATGCTGAGCATAAGACCTATTGTAGTTGACAAAGATATGTTTGTTTTGGGTGGTAATATGAGGTTAAGAGCTTGTAAGGAAGTTGGTATACAAGAGTTGCATATAATAAAAGCTACAAGTCTAACTAAGGAGCAACAAAAAGAATTTATGATAAAAGACAATTCTAGTTTTGGAGAATGGGACTGGGACACTCTTGGTAATGTTTGGGACACTAACAAATTACAAGACTGGGGTATGGACGTGTGGAGTCCAAACTTAGATGACTTTAACCCAGAGATTAATCCAGAAACGTACTACAAAGAAATGACAGATGAAGAGTACGAAAAAAAGAAACTAGAGATTGACAATAGAAACTACGAAAAAACAAGAGAATTTATTGAATGTATTTGTCCTAAATGTTTTCACGAATTTAATATAGACAAGCAATAATGGAATTAACAGAAGCAGCCGTAACAATGATTTTATGGAAAACAAAATTTACATTTGCTAAAACTATGGCATCGATACCACACGAATGGTCTGAGGTTAAGGAGTGGCATAGCAAAGAACTTTTTAGAGATGTTGTTGTGTATATAAGAAACAATGGAGTAAAGGAGAAATTTTTTAAAAAAGAATATACATACTTTTATGCTAATGGATATAAGTATTGGACAATGGGCAACCCACTAGAAACTACTCGTATAATAAACAGAGCAAAAGTTTGATAAGAATTGAAACTACATATAATATAAATTCTATATGTCCAGAGTTAGTAAACAGATCTAAAAAAGAGGGTCTTTGGTTTACAAAGGACATTTTGTTTTTTGTAGTTTTTAATATAAATGAGCCTATTGCTTTTTTTGGATTAAAGATAGGAGCGAGCAAAGCCGTTATAAAATGCGATTATGTTTCAAAAAAATACAGAAGACAAGGTTTGCTCTATAAGTTTATATTGTACAGAATTAATTATTTAAAAGAAAACTATCCAAACATAAAAAAAATTACTGCCAGCACTACTGAGCTAGCAACTAATGTTCATTTAAAATTAGGAGCAGAGTTTGTAGAAAAATATAAATGCGGATTAACACTTGTAGAATATAATATATGAAAATAACATTTGTAATAATATCAATATCAGACAGAGTAAAAGAGTTAAACGACCTTATAAAATCTATAATGCAGTTTAGAAAGTTTGACGGCTATGACATAAATCTTTTGTTTCAAGATAACAAAGACAACTTGCATTTAATTGAAAATAAAGATAGGTACTCGAATATAATTGTAAAAAAAGAATTGCTAGGTTGTCACGGCGCAAGAGTGCATTTACTTAGAGAGGCAGATAAATACGATATCTACATAAACCTAGATGATGATATGTTATTGACAGAATATACCAGTTATAACGCATCTATAAATAAGGCTCTTGAAAAGGAAACTGGTTTTGTACTTACAAACTGGGCAAAGACAGAAAGTCTTATGTTGAGAAAAGTGCCAAAGATGAAAAACAAATTTGTAAAACAAGCGCTAGTGTATCAAGGCGGTGGTATGGTTTACTCAGAAAAAATAGCACAAGTAATGCGTAGACTTAAACCTATTAAAAGCACTTTTGATACAGAGTGGAGTTTAACCTCATACCTACTTGGTTACACAAATTATAGATATTTAGGAAGCCTAGCGATACATATGGTTTGTGGTGTTGGTGGTATGTCTGAGTTTATGAAAAACAATCCAGCAGTAAAAACACTTGAGCCTTATGTAAATTATAGGAGGTCAAAAAAACAGAATGGTAGTGGCAAAGATTTATTAATACCATTAGACTCAGACCTAACTCAATTAGCAAAAGATACACATAAACAAAATAGATTTAAACTATGAAGAGAAACGAAAAAACACTACAACTAATTAAAGAGCATAATCTTAATGGCGATATTGTTGAGGTCGGAGTACTGCGTGGGGCATTTAGTAATGTACTCATAAAGTCAAACCCCAAGAGTCTAACATTAATAGACTGCTGGCAAACACTAAGTACAGATGAATTTCCAGACTATGTAGATTACACGCAAGAAAAATGGGACTCAATAAGGCACAAGGTTGAAAAAAGATTTTTGAAGCATAAAAACGTAAATATTATAAAAGCTAAAAGTATGCAAGCGGTTACAAAGTTTGCAGACAATAGTTTAGATTTTGTTTATTTAGACGGCAACCACACTTATGACTTTGTAAAACAAGACTTAAATGCTTGGTACAATAAAGTAAAAGTAGGAGGCATACTAGCTGGACACGACTATCCTTTAAAATCTGTAAAGCAAGCAGTAGATGAATTTTGTAAAGATAAAAAACTACTAAGCATAACAGAAGAAAAATTGACCGCATCTTATTATATAAAGAAAAATCAATATGAAATTTTATAGCAAAACAAACGTATACGATGCATCGATTAAAAGGATAGAAAATCTTTTTGACGAATTTGAAGAGATAGTCGTTGGTTTCTCGGGTGGCAAAGATAGTACTGTTACATTACATCTTGCGCTTGAGATAGCAGAAAAAAGAGATAGGCTACCTTTAAAGGTTTTGTTTATAGACCAAGAAGCAGAGTGGCAAGGCACTATTGATTATGTAAAAAAAATAATGTACGATAAAAGGGTTGAGCCATTATGGTTTCAGATGCCAATAGTAATAACTAACAACGCATCTAGCAAAGAGAGATATTCATATTGCTGGGACATAAAAAAAGAAAATCAATGGCTTCATAAAAAAGACCCTATAAGCATTAAAGAAAATATATACGGGACAGATAGATTTCACGATTTATTTGGTGCAATATTTAAAGTAGATTTTAAGGACAAAAAAACTTGTTACCTTGCTGGAGTCAGAACACAAGAGGCACCTAAAAGATTAATGAGTCTAACAAGCGCATTAACATATAAAGACATAACTTGGGGCAAGAAGCTAAATGAGAAACTAGGTCACTATACTTTTTATCCAATATATGACTGGGAAATTAGTGACATATGGAAATACATATATGACAATAACATAGAGTATTGTAAGATTTACGATGAGATGTATAAGCACGGAGTAAGCACAAGAGATATGAGAATATCTAACCTACATCACGAAACGTCAATACAAAACTTACTTTTAGTACAAGAGATTGAGCCAGTTACTTGGAACAAAATAAGCACAAGAGTTGCTGGAAGCAATGCTATAAAACATTTAAAAAACGATGCTTTTAAATGCCCTAAGGAACTTCCTTATATGTTTAAGGATTGGCAAGAATACGCAATGCATCTATACGACAATTTAATATCTGAAGACAAGTACAAAGAAAATCTTATTAAGCACATTGATAGGAATAAAAAATATATAATAAACGACTTAATAAAAACAGATTTTTACAGAACAATAATAAATACAATTTTATCTAGTGACTGGGACTTTACAAAGCTTGTAAATTTTACAACTAGCCAGCACTATAATACAGTAAAAAAATATGTAGACGACAAAATTAATGACTCAAACATAGATATAAATAGAAAATATAATAAATACATAAAAGACCTTTTGTAATGAAAAACATAAAAGACACACTAATAGAAGAGATTAGCAAAGGAGATGTTATAAAAAACATAGAATATGTTAAACAAGTAATGCACGATATATCGCCTTTAAAGAGTCAACCAGTTAATAGGATTAAATGGGTGCCTATCGATGAGGTTACACCGAATGACTACAACCCTAATAGTGTAGCAAAAAAAGAAATGGGACTTTTGTACACGTCAATAAAACACGATGGATATACACAACCTATCGTAACAATACGAGATGAAGAGATGAAGATGTATGTAATCGTAGATGGTTTTCATAGATATTATACGGCTAAAACAAACCCAGACATACTAGACAGAAACAAAGGGTACATACCAATCGTAGTTATAGAAAAAGATATAAACGACAGAATGGCAAGTACTGTAAGACACAATCGAGCAAGGGGTATGCATAGTGTTACGGGAATGTCAAGTATGGTTTTTAGTATGCTGGAAAACGGCTGGCTAGACAAGGATATATGCAACGAGATAGGAATGTCTGCAGAGGAGCTTGTGAAACTTAAACACATTACTGGTTTTTCTAAGCTATTTGCAGACAAAGAATATAGCAAATCTTGGGAAACAAAGAAACAGATCTTACTTAAAAAAAAATACAATGAATAAAGACATAAGAACTATGACATTACCAGAGAGGTACAAGTACATAAACGAACAAAAAAGAAAACGATTTAATCCAACAACAGAAGAAAAAAAGAACAAAGATGATAGACAAAAGTAGACACATAAAAAAGGAGTCACTACTAAAAGCGCTTGAGCAAAGCTTAGGAGTAGTTACTGTAGCTTGTAAAAAAGCTGAGGTGCCAAGGAGTACATACTATAAGTGGCTAAATGAAGATAGCGATTTTAAAAGAGAGGTTGAAGACATAGAGAATATAGCGCTTGACTTTGCAGAGAGTCAGCTACATTCACAGATACAAGGTGGTAATACAACCGCAACTATTTTCTACTTAAAGACTAAGGGTAAAAACAGAGGCTACATTGAGCGCCAAGAAATTACTGGAGCAGAGGGTATGCCAACTAATTTTCAAATAGAGATAATTGACTCCATTAAAAATAAAGACTAATGTGGTATACCAGCATCTGCTGGAGTCACAAACTAAGATAGTAGTTGAGCAAGGCGGAACAAGGTCTGGTAAAACCTACAATATAATTCTATGGATTATTTTTCAGTACTGCACAAACAATACTGACAAGGTAGTTACAGTCTGCAGAAAGTCATTCCCTAGTCTTAGGGCAACTACACTTAGAGATTTTATGAGCATACTACAAGAGCACAATATGTACTCAGAAAAGTTTCACAATAAGTCTAACTCAGAATACTATCTGTTTGGCAACCTCATCGAGTTTATATCATTAGACCAGCCACAGAAAATTAGAGGTCGCAAAAGAGATTTGCTATTTATAAATGAGGGCAACGAATTATATTTTGAGGACTGGCAACAATTAGTTTTTAGAACAAAAGAAAAAATTATACTTGACTACAATCCTTCTGATGAATACCATTGGATATATGACAAAGTAATACCCAGAGAGGACTGCACGTTTCATAAAACTACATACCTTGACAATCCCTTTGTAGGCGAAAGTATTAAAAAAGAGATTGAGTTACTAAAAGATACAGACGAGCAATACTGGCAAATCTATGGTCTTGGCGAGAGGGCTGCAAGTAGGAGTACTATTTTTAGATACGTTGAGGTTGACAAGATACCAGACGATGTAGATTTAATTGCATACGGAATGGACTTCGGATATACGAATGACCCGACAACCTTTGTGTCTGTATTTACAAAAGACAGAAATCTATATATAAAGGAGCATCTATATAAAACACAAATGACAACGAGTGATATAAATGACTTCCTACGAAATGAAGATATAACAAGCAAGCCTATCTACGCAGATAGTGCAGAGCCGAGGCTGATATCTGAACTTAGGAAAATGGGGCATAATATCCTACCTAGTATTAAAGGTCGTGATAGTGTTAATGCTGGTATCGACTTGTTGAAGAGATACAAGATACATATTCTGTCATCTTCTGAGAATGCTATTATAGAGTTTAGAAACTACAAGTGGAAGGAAGACAAGGCTGGTACACTTATTAATACTCCAGAAGATAGGTGGAACCACATAATCGATAGCACGAGATATGCTACATACTCAATATTGTCATCGCCTAATTTTGGTAGGTATACATTACACTAAAAAAAAGTTATTAAATATTTGTTTATAAGGTTTATATTGC